GGCAACGAATGCCAAGGAAGAGGGTGAGTTGCGTGGTTGGGACTGCTTCAAGAACGCACCAGTCGTCAAGACTCTGAAGGGCGTAGTTGTTTCCAAAGGCAAGGCAGTACCGCCAAAGTTTGAACTTAGAGATGATGACAAATGAGCGAAAAGATTTCGATTGTTAGGCGGTTGCGACTTGAAGCCAATGCGCTTGGCGAGTTTCAGGCTTACGCAAGCCGCGAATACCAAAGATTGTTGCTTGACGCAGCCGACGAGATTGAGCGGCTTGGCAAGGAGCGTGACGAGGCGAGACGGGAGATATGCGTTATGCTTGAAGATGCAACCAACAATCACCGAGAAAATCACGCAAAGAGGTGGGGCTGGGATTGCTTCAAAGATAATGCTTGACAAAACCAATAGACTGTACTATACTATACCAACAACAAGGAGAACAACAATGACTAATCACAACAAGATCGCAGCAGATGAGTTTTGCAACACCACGCACACCTCACCGATTGATTCCTATGTGGTCAATCGAATCCGTGAGTTAGAGGCACAGGTGAATCGGCTGAAGCAGGAACGGGATGAAGCCTGTGCAGCCATTGAGAAGCCTGCACAGAAGGCAAGCAAGTTCCGCAACCTGACTCAACAGGTCAACGATGTGCTTGATCTTACCCGTGGCTATGATCCCAACTCTCTTGTGGGACGGATGGCTGCTCTTTTGGAGCAGACCACCTTCTACAAGGATCTCTACTACAACACCCTGACTCCCGCACAGCGTGAGAACCCCGTGCCTCCAAAGGAGTAAATCAAGTGACCCCACACTCTCTCAACATCTTGCTTGGCCTTTCCACAGTCGGATTCGTCGTGGTGTCCCTGCTCTACATGATTCACTTGCACGACACCAAGTGGAAACTCTTGAGCAAGGACAACAAGATTCGTCACCTTGAATCCGAGTTGCGCCACTACAGCAGTCTCTACTTTTCGGGATGTGCTTGCAAGAAGAACCACGCACACACCGAGGAAGCGGGTAGCAGTAAGCCCAATGAGAAGCCCAACAGCGGATGGTTCTCGTCCCTGTTGAAGATGGGTGTGTTGGCGGCGATTGCCTACCTTGCTTACTTCCTGTACAAGAAGTACAAGCAGCGGTCAAAGCCCGTTCCCGTCACAGCAGAAGTCATCAACTGAAACACAGAAAGGAGAAAGCCATGAATAACTTTTGGAAGTACATCAAAGCCGTAGCCATTGTCATGGGAGTGTCCGTGATGGCATACTACGGCTACAAGCAGATCCGCAAGATGTTTGCTTGACACCACACTATTTACCTGCTATACTCTAACGACAAGGAGACTGACAAGTGAACAGAGAACGCTACATCGAACTCAACACCACGGGACAGGATCTCACCCCCGAAGAGTGGGATCAGGGTTGGCATTGGTGTGTTGAATGGGACGGCTTACTTGTAGGCCCGAACACCGAAGAGGCTCTTGTCTGCTCTTGCAACCATCCTGTCATCGAAGCATGGAAGCAGTCCGATGCTGGCAAGAAGTTGCAAGAGGAACTTGATAAGCGGTCTGAGGAAATTACTGAAAAAAACTTTTTTATGGGTGAAATGGACTAATGGGATACGCAGTTTCAACGATCTATGATATTGGACAGAAGTTTTCTTCGTCCATCGACCAGGGCTCCATGTACATGGAGGTGTCGTACACCAACCCCCTGAAGTTTGATCCTACGCTGACGATCATGGAGCCTCGCTCCGAAGCAATCGTGGAGCCTACGGTGTCGAACTATGTCGCAGCCACTCGCCCGTTCTTTATGGGTTCGTTTGATGGCTTTTGGATTCACAAGGTCTACAACAACGGCAACCTTGTGATGACCGTGCAGACCGTCGATCAGGATATGTTCATCCCCGTGCAGCATGACCGCGTTGAGAGCGTGTCGATGGGCTACATGGAGAGCATTCCCTATGACGGCCCTGTGCGTCCTCCTGTGCCTGCTCCGGGCGTTGGAGCCATGCTTGGACTGGCTGCTCTGTTTGCGGTTGGACGGAAGCGGATAAATAGAAAGTGAATCAGCAAGGCATTCCATACATCATTCCTCTGTGGGCATTCATAGGTATTGTCTGTGCCCCTGCGCTTGGACTGTTTGTAGCAGAGGTTTTGATATGGTTTCGCAAACATAAAAATAAATATTGACACGGGCATTAACTCAGCTTGGTAGAGTGCTTGCTTTGGGAGCAAGATGTCGAAAGTTCAATTCTTTCATGCCCGATTATGTGTAAAAATTACAAAAGAAAGCTGGATCGTCAGCAAGTGAGATCCACTTACGAAGAGTACATGAAAGACCAAAAATGTGCTGTATGTGGATTAGATGATCCTGAAGTTTTGGAATGGCACCACAAAGACGCTTCTACCAAGTTTGCAGAAGTTACCCATTTGGTCGGAAAATATAAATGGCATGTTGTCTACGCAGAAATATTGAAGTGTATTTGCGTATGCGCGAATTGTCATAGAAAAATTCATGCCAAAGACAGGAAAAAATATGCTGCATTGCGATATGAAAAAAATAAGTTGACAGGCCCGGTTCTTGATATATAATACTGCCATGAAAACTCTAATTAACAAACTCGCTATCCCCGCCCTCATTTTACTTGCAATCAATATGATTGGCTTTGTATTTTACAAGAACTATGAGGGTGCGGTAATTGGAAGCGTGGTCGGAGTCCTCTGTGCGTTCCTCGCCACAGAGATCCGCGCAAAGTTTGACTGACTTCAGGCCCCATAGATTAAATGGCTAAATCGTCTCCCTTTCAAGGAGAAGAGTCCGAGTTCGATCCTCGGTGGGGTCATTGAGTATATTACCATGAGTGACATTGAAATAAAAATCAGAGAACTCTCGGACAAGTGGAAGAATGCTCACATGGAGGCATCCACCATCTGCCGTGATGCTGCGGAGGAACTTCGTGTTCTTCGTCTTCAACTTCAGGCTGCAAACCGTGAGTTGGAACTCTATCGTTATATGGACCGCCCACATTATTATCCAAATATCCCCGAGAAGGAGTATAGAGTTACTTGCTTCAGCAATGTTCTCGGATGGGGAAAAGGAAAAGACGAATGAATCCTTTTGTTGAAAATCATCCCGATCAGATCGATAAGTTGATTCAGGATTATCCCGTTGTCTTTCGTCACATGGATACCACGACGTTCTCAAACCTTCCTGCTGGCTGGTACACGATCATGGACAACCTCTGCTCTGATCTCACTCCACTTCTTGAGGAAGCCCTCCAAGAGAGTCCTGAGACTCCTGAAGAGCCTCTGTTCAGCATTCTGCAGATCAAGGAGAAGTTTGGTGGTCTTCGGTTTTATTATACGATGAACACCAAGAACGATGATCTCTACAGAAAAGTTCAGGCAATGGTTGACAATGCCGAGGACACTTCCTACGAGACTTGTCAGATCACGGGAAAGCCCGGTGTTCTGTGCAAGAGCGGTAGTTGGTACATGACTCTCTGCGAGGAGTCTAGAATCTCCATGGGCTACAAGATCATCGGCAATGGATAACAGAAACCTAATCGATCACTATAAGTACTGGACAGACGATGCAATTCGCGCAGATTTGGATATACGGCGTTTTAATTATTCAGTTGTCTGTTGCAATATTGGCAATGATTTTAATATTGCAACCGTCATTCGTAACGCTAATGCGTTTCTTGCGCAGGAGGTGGTGATCTATGGTAATAAGAAGTATGATCGAAGGGGCACGGTGGGTACTCACCATTATAGCAATTTTCGTCATGTCAAGTGCATTGATTCTCTTGGAGACTATCTGCGGGAGCGAAGAGAGCAGCACGGAGGACAGATTCGACTATTGGGAATAGACAATATTCCCGAGGCAAAGGATGTCAATGCCTTTGACTTTGATCCGAATGTACACTATGTCATGATCTTTGGACAGGAGCAGATTGGCGTTCCTATGGACGTACTAAGTATGTGTGATGACGTTCTTTACATTCCCCAGTACGGGTCTGTGAGAAGCATCAATGTCGGTTGCGCAAGTTCAATCATAATGAACAATTACTGCGCCAAAATTCATTCCTCTGTGGTGTAACGGTAACACGGGAGACTTTGGATCTCTCTTTCTAGGTTCGAATCCTAGCGGAGGAACTTCAATTAAAGGAATTATTATGAAACCTATTGGTAAATGGATTGTTGCTTCGTCTTTGATCGGTGGTGAAAAGAAGACCTCTGCCGGTATTATCTTTCAGGAGAAGTCCAAGAGCAAGATCATCCCCGCAAAGGTAATCTCTGTTGGCAATAAGCTCACCGAGGATATCCAGGTTGGTGACGTGATCTGGTGGGATGTTAGTAAAATAAAAGATGGTTTCCGAGGAAACCATCTAGTTCACCAAGACTGGGTTGAAATGGTGGAAAGAGAAAGTTAAGTTCCTTCTCGGCTGGAGTCTATTACTGTACCTGGAGCGTATGTTGCGCTCTTTGTTGGGCGATTTCTTTGTGAAGGATGACCTTTCTGAAACTCCGTAAAATGTGGATGTCCATAAAGTTGCATTTGGGCGTCGTAAGCTTGTCTACCCAATGCTTTTCCAGCAGGTGATGTTTCAAAATTTGGAGATCTTCTTCTTTGTTCAACATATTGTTGTTGCATGATTGCTGCTTGCTGTGCTAAACCCATCAAAGCCTTTGATGGATATCTTTGACCCCCGTGAACTAAAGAAGGATCGCTCCATAGCACTTCTTGTGTATCGGTCATTGTAGCAACACTTGGTTTACCTGGACCATCATTAGCATCATTAAACCCGTCAGTTGCATGTGGATCTGGGCGTTCAGCCAACTCAGATTCTTCATCTGGATTTGCATTTCCTTTGGCTAGACGAATTTCCACTTCATTCAAAATTTTTGGAAATCCACCGTAAACAAAGTTTCCGGCCTGTACTTCAGTACCTTCCTTCAAATGCTTCTTTTTCTTCTCTACTTTCTTGGCAGGCTTCTTGGACTTATTGTTTTTCTTGGCCATATTTGCCTTGATTGCCTTGTCTCTGGAACCCAGGAATTCCTCGGAGCCGGTTTCAACCTCTCCGTCACCATCATAGTCTTTGTCGGCCTTCTTTTCGCCTTTCTTTTCTTTTGCGAGCTTCTTCTCAAGAAGAATTTTATTCAATTCTTGTTGACGAAGAAACATTGCGTAGGCATTGTCTTGCATGTTTAAAGACATATTGTTGTAATCTTTGAAGTTATTCATAATGGTAAAAATATTTAGAATTTTATTTTATTAACCCGTGCAGCCAGTATATGGGTTGTTGGGATTAAAGTAATTTTCATCTGCCTCGTCTTCCAATACATCGTTAATTCCAGCGGTGGTTCCAAGGTTATTATTGAGAGGAATAATGGTGGAACCGGAGAATCCTCTGGTCTGGGACATGAGAGAATCGACGGTGGTGTTCTTGGTAGCCATCTTCTCGTAGCTGTATGTGAAGAGTTCTGCTGTTATCAGGTATGAATATAATTTTCCGAGGGGATACAGAGGATTTTCATGCTCAACGAAATTGATTTCAAATAGGGATTTTGACAGGGGAAAATAGATCAAATCTCCTTCTCTTGGGCGACTTATTGAAGGTTCTCTCTGGGCTATCTCCGCATTGAATCTCTTTCTTGCAAACAATAAGGTAACCTTATCACGAATTTCCAGTCCAAATTGTGAGATTACATCGGTACCGTCAAACCCTCTGAAGTTTACCAAATACATCTCAAGAGTGTATGATTTGGTAAAGGAAGAGCCTGGGTCCTCACCAAACACTTTATCAATGGATAGATAATTTCTGGGAATATAGAGGCAATCCTGACCCATTCCTTGAATCAGTTCAACTGTAAAACTTTCAACCAAATTTTGTTCGTTTATATTGGTAAAATTATTGATGTATGGGTTTGTTGCCATGATTGCCAATAATATTTATAACACTTGACTATGGCAATAATTAAGGCATAGTCATTGTATGAATCTAGAAGAATTGGTTTATGAATTCGGCAATGTTATGTACACTCTTGGTAGATACGAGACTGATGAAAGAGAAACTACCAAGGAATACAATAAACTAATTAAGCGAAAAGAAGAACTTTACAAACTTTTTGATGAATTCTTTAAAGCAAGTTCCCAAAAGTAGAATTGATTATGGCTTTTACTTCCTCTGGGGACTTATCGGCCAAGTGGCGCATCAATTCTTTTTTTACTTGCTTTTTCCACGAAGACAGATCCTTTTTTGATCTGTCTTTTTGTATTGTGGAAGTTTCGATGTTATAAAGATTGCCTTCGTTCACCATTTAAACTATTTATAAATATTAGTATCATGTACGACCAATATTTGAATCTAAACCCAATCACAACCGGAACAATTCTTCCAAAACACAAAGGCATCATGGTTTCAGTTTCATCTGGAACCGTGGGAATCACATTTGATTTTTACAGAGGAACTGTAACAGGTCAAACATTCAGATCTCTTCTGTACTTTACCGCAGGAACTTCTGTTTTACCAGCCCAGGTATATTCTGTGCCAAATGCGCTTGCTGCTGGTTCCACGGCATTTTATATAAACTGACATATGTCAAGTTTAAGTTTATCCATCAATCTCGGATTGAGTGCACCAGGTTCAGCCCCTGAACCTCCTCAGTTCACAGCTGATTGGGGAAATATCAATACAATTGACGATATACAACCAACAGTATTTTGGGCAAGCACAACTGGTGCCCAAACAAACGTAGCAAATGGAACAGCAATAACATTCTCTGAATTGGGGAAGACCATAACAGTAACTTTATCTATAAGTGGTATTGGAGTAACATCTGTGCGCTATCAAAAAAATGGTGGAGCAATTTCAACTGGATCAACAGTTTCAATGACAGACGGAGATGTTTTGAAAGTAGGTATTCTTGGGCCTGCTGCTTCTCCAATAACCGGTAGTGGTAATTTGGTTGTTACAAATACCACAGATTCATATGTAATTGATACCATACCGTATACAGTTAACATTGAATAAAGAAATACGCTGCCTAGTCACCAATAAAATTTTAAATTCCGATGAATGGTATTGGTATTCATGGGAAATGGAAGCCGTTATTTCCGCACCGGGTCTCGCTGAAATAGAAATGCGTCGTCATGATCCTGACGACGAATTTGCTAAAATGTTATGGGAAGAGTGGGAATGGACCCGAGAGATCGGGTATCCTGATCTTTAAGCCCCGAAGAAACGATTAATCTTCTGGGAGACAGATTCCTTTACCGTTCGCCAATTTGCTGTTGGTAAGTCTAAACCGGCTTCTTGTCTGGCCTCGTAATCTGCTTCTGCTCCAGCATTTCTTGCATTGATTCTTTGTTGTCTGCTGGCATTTTTATAATTTATTCTTGCAGTCTCTGCTCTGGCATCAGCTGCTAAGGAATATGATGGAAGACTAAACGACTCTGAATCGGCTGTTTCACCATCTTCGGCATCCAATTCAACTTCATTTGCAGTTTTTCCACCGGGTGTCATGTTTACTGGACCGCGAGCCTTTGCGAGATCAGCAGATCTCTGAGCATCTTGCATTCTTTGGATTTGTGCAAAAGCAACCGGATCACCATCGGCTAGTTCAACAGAATCTATGGTTGCTCTTTCGGATGGATTTTCTCTAAGTTTATCGTTAATGACTTCAGCGAATGCCCGCTCAACGTGAGATCTTGTACGTAGCCCTTCACCAGGAATATCGATTATTTCTTCATCCTTGCCACCGTACCCCTTGCCAGCAACATCAAGCTTTCTTGTTGGTGGGGGTGGTGGTGGAGCGTCTAGTTGGGCCTGTAGATTTGCTCTTGAAGCACCAGAGGCACGCTTGGCTTTTTCTTCATTTACCATATCAATGCCTTTTTGGTGGGCATCGATGGCTGCACTCTTTAGTGTGTGGATCCAACTGTAATAACCTTTATTGCTCATAGAATTATTTATACTTGACTTTAATTCAGCGTGATATATATTACTGGCATGGATTACGGATCGCATGGTGCAGGTAAAGGTGATGGGTATCGGGCAGTAAATCTTGCCCAATACCAGAAGAATTATGAAGCTATTTTTGGCAAGAAAAAGGTTAAATCAAAGCCCAAAAAGTCAAAAAAGTAAAATTTGCGGATGTAACTCAATGGTAGAGTGCTAGCCTTCCAAGCTTGCTGTTGAGGGTTCGAGTCCCTTCATCCGCTTTGACAATTGAAGACCATTAAGCTGCTCGGGATAACTGATACCCTGCAGCAATCAGAGGTGGGGCGCGGATACCTCAGAAGAACGCGAAGGGCTAGTATTATACTTCCCAAGGCTTGATCGGCCTTGGAAAAAGGATTCAATGCCCGTTTTAGCCACTTTAGCTCAACGGTAGAGCAATGCTTTTGTAAAGCATAGGTTGCGGGTTCAAATCCCACAAGTGGCTTTCAGCGAGTTTACTCAAGCGGTCAACGAGGGCAGACTGTAAATCTGCTGGCATTGCCTACGAAGGTTCGAATCCTTCAGCTCGCATT